GTGGTCTGCGCGCTATCAGATGCACCTGAATGACGTCTATGACCTTCAGTATGCCGGCGCTCTGGTCAACTATGAGATGACACGCCAGTTCCTGGAGATGCTGGATATGCAGCTCAACGGCGTTCCACCAGTACGATTTAACCGCCACATGAATCGCCTGTATATAGATCTTGATTGGGGATATCGTGCCGCGGCGGGAGAATACATTATGGTCGATGCGTACTCTGCGATCGATCCAGAAACATACACCGATATCTACAACGATATGTTCCTGAAGAAGTACACCACGGCTCTCATCAAGCGTCAGTGGGGTATCAACCTGAAGAAGTTTGAGGGCATCCAGCTTCCAGGTGGAGTCACGATGAACGGGCAGCAAATTTACCAGGAGGCGATCGAAGAGATCAAACAGCTTGAGGACGAGATGGAGTTGAAGTACGAGAAGCCGGTAGACTTCTTCGTGGGATAATCCATGGCTCGCAACGTTTATTTCTCTCAGAACGTCAGGTCCGAGCAGAACCTCTACGAGGATCTGATCGTAGAGTCGTTGAAGATTTACGGGCAGGACTGCTACTATCTGCCGCGTAATATGATTTCTCGTGACATGATTCTGAACGAGGCCGTCGAATCAAAGTTCGATGATGCCTATATGGTTGAGATGTACCTCGAGAACGTGGATGGTTTTGAGGGAGATGGAGCTCTCATGACGAAGTTTGGTCTGGAGATTCGTGACCAGGCAACATTCGTGGTTGCCAAGCGTACCTGGGACAAACTCGTCGGAATCTGGAACAATGGCATCATCTCAACCCGCCCGGCTGAAGGTGACCTGATCTATCTACCTCTCTCAAAGAGCTTCATGGAGATTAAGTTTGTAGATCATCAGTCTCCATTCTATCAACTCTCGAAGTTCCCTGTGTACAAGCTACGTTGCGAGCTCTTTGAGTACTCCAACGAGGAAGTCAATACTGGAATTCCTGAACTTGATAGACTTGAACAGAAGTTTAGCACCGAATACTTCTTTGAGATTTCTGGTACCGGTCCATTGTTCACGATCGGAGAGGATGTCAAGCAGGTTCTGGTTCCAGCCGCTGGCGGAAATCCTGCACAGGAAATCTATGGAAAGATCTTAAAGATCGACAAAGAATCACCGACCGCGGCATATAAGATCGCCATCGGCGGAATCTCTACCAATACTGGAGAATTTGCCAAGTTCCGTGTCACGACGGGAGCGACGGACAAGTTGATCGGACTCACTTCGGGTGCACAGTGGAATATCACTGTGGCCTATGAGATCGATAATACTCAGACCAACCTGACATTCGTAAACAACGCACAGGGAGCACAAAACCGAGCAATGGAAGTGACAGCGGACACGATCATCGACTTCACGGAGAGCAATCCATTCGGAGACCCATCAAATGTTTAGTGGACACTACTATCACGCCACGATTCGCAAGATGGTGTCCGTCTTCGGGACGCTCTTCAATAACATTTCCGTGGTTCGCAAAGATGCTACAGGAAAGGTCGTGAACATCACACGGGTTCCTCTGGCCTACGGACCAAAGCAGAAGTTCCTGGCACGTCTAGATGAACAGCCCGGCCTAGATGATGCTAAAGTTGCTATGAAGCTGCCGCGCATGTCGTTTGAGATCGTCACCTTAACCTACGATGCGACCACAAAGATCAATCGTAACAACACATTGACATTTTCGGCGTCTGATCCTGCCAGCCGTAAGGTCATTCGTACTTATGCCCCATACCGCATGGGCCTGCAGCTTTCCATCATGGCGAAGAATCAGGATGATGCTCTGCAAGTTCTCGAGCAGATCCTTCCTCACTTTCAGCCGGAGTATACTGTCACCATCAAAGATCTGGACGAGCTCAACCTCAAGACCGATGTTCCATTCGTTCTCACCGGTGTACAGATGAATGAGGACTATGAGGGCGACTTCGTTCAGCGCCGGGCGATCATCTATACTCTGGACTTTGAGACGCGCCTGAGATTCTATGGCCAGGTCAATGATAAGGAAGTCATTCAAAACGTTCTGGTCGATTTTCGTAATCCCACGACTCTTGACGGAATGGAACGCCTGGACATCGAGCAGTTGACTCCGACTGGTACGATCACGACTCAGATTATTCCGTTCACGGACTTTAACTAATCCTCTGACCTCTATATCATGGACAAATCAAAAGAGATGATAAAGAGACTGGAGGAGAACCTACCAGAGGTTCCTGTTCCCCCGTCTGACCATGTTCAGGACGACTACGAGTTCTCTCGAGAGACGTATCGTAACCTGGTCAGTAAGTCGAACGAGGCGATCGAACAGATGTTGAGTCTGGCCATGCAGTCAGAGCATCCGCGTGCCTTTGAGGTACTCAGTAACATGCTGAAGAACACATCAGACATGACTGACAAGCTGATGGCGTTGCAGAAGGCCAAGAAAGATATACAGAAGAAAGACGAAAAAGTACAATCAGAAAAACCGTCTCTGACTCAGAATAACTTGTTTCTGGGTTCCACTACGGATCTTCAGAAGCACCTCATCTCTCAGCTAAAGGAACAAAATGTCGCCGCCGCAGAACAACCAAGGGATGTTCGTCAAGAACGCTGAACTTGGGTATCTAGGCAACCCGAGCGTCAAGCGAGACGGAGTCCAGCAGAAATTCACCGAGATCGAGGTCTCGGAATACCTGAAGTGTATGAAGGATCCGGAGTATTTTGCCCGGACCTACGTGAAAGTGATTTCTCTGGACCGAGGCCTGGTGGCGTTTGAGCCGTATCCCTATCAGGGAAAGATGTTCGAGCATTTTAACACTCACCGATTCTCCATCGTTCTGGCCTGCCGTCAGTCAGGTAAGTCGATCTCATCGGTCATCTACCTGCTCTGGTTTGCACTCTTCCAGCCCGACAAGACGATCGCGATCCTGGCCAATAAAGCGGCCACCGCCCGAGAGATGCTGGCGCGCGTAACCCTGGCGCTGGAGAATCTACCGTTCTTCCTGCAACCCGGTTGCCGAGCTCTCAACAAGGGATCCATCGAGTTCTCGAATAACTCTCGAATCATTGCGGCCGCCACGTCCGGCAGTTCGATCCGCGGTCTCTCGGTCAACCTGTTGTTCATGGACGAGTTTGCCTTCGTCGAGAATGCCACGACTTTCTATACCTCGACCTATCCCGTCGTTTCATCGGGTAAGACCTCTCGAGTCATCATCACATCGACGGCCAATGGCGTCGGCAACCAGTTTCATAAGATCTGGGAGGGAGCCGTTCAGGGCATCAATGAGTTCAAGCCATTCCGAGTCGACTGGTGGGATGTACCGGGTCGAGACGAGGAATGGAAGCGCCAGACGGTGGCCAATACCTCTGAGCTGCAGTTCCAGCAAGAGTTCGGAAATTCGTTTCATGGTACCGGAAACACACTGATCAATGCCGAGACCTTGCTATCACTCAAGGCCGAGAATCCAATCTATACACAGAATGGGGTCAAGGTGTATGAGAAACCGATATCAGATCACAACTACGTGATGGCGGTTGATGTGGCCAAGGGACGCAACCAGGACTTCTCTACCTTCTCTATCGTTGACGTGACTGCCCGCCCATTCAAGGTTGTGGCCACCTATCGTGATGCCCTTGTGTCTCCACTCATTTTCCCTGATACGATCTACAAGTATGCTAAGACCTACAATAAGGCATACATCATCGTGGAGAGCAACGACCAGGGATCGGTGGTGTGCAATGGCCTGTATTACGACCTAGAATACGAGAATATGTTCGTGGAGTCGGCGGTCAAGAACGGATCGATCGGTCTGACCACCACCAAGAAGACGAAGCGGATCGGTTGTTCCAATCTGAAGGATCTGATCGAGGGAAAGAAGCTGATCATTCCGGATGCCGATACGATCCAGGAGCTCAGTACATTTGAGGCGGTCGGATCATCCTATGAGGCCGCCGAGGGTAATCACGACGATACGGTCATGGCACTCGTGGTATTTGCCTGGTTCGTGGCGACCGACATCTTCGTGAACATGTCGAGCATGGATATCCGCGACATGTTATACAATGAGAGATTGCGCCTGGTGGAGGAAGATGTGGCTCCTGTGGGAATACTCGGGAATCTTGAGAAAAATACCGAGGATGAAGGCCGATTCGTTGACTCGGATGGAAACGTTTGGGAAAGTTCGACCTATTAGCCCAAAAACAGCTATTTATAAATAAAGGCAGCGAATATCCGTATTATGTTTCACATCAAACCCTAACTTTGAGCATCCTAAAAACTCATGGCATTCCAAGTATCACCCGGAGTTCAAGTCAACGAAATTGACTTGACCAATGTCGTTCCGGCTGTGTCCACCTCAATTGGTGGATTCACCGGAGCTTTCAACTGGGGTCCTGCCGAAGAGATCCGTACGGTCAGCAGCGAGAAGGAACTCGCCGAGACTTTCGGAACTCCAAACGACACGACCGCAAAATCATTTTTCACCGCTGCTTCATTCCTGAAGTATGCCAACGCCCTCAAGGTCGTTCGTGTTGTTCATTCAACTGCACGTAATGCTACCTCGGGATCCGGTGGTAACTCAGGACTGCTGATCAAAAATCGCGAGGAATACGATAATTCGTATGCCGGCGGTTCAGCCAACGTCGGCGCTTTCGGCGCTCGTTGCCCAGGAGTTTTAGGAAATTCACTCAAGGTTGAGGTTTGCTCTAGCTCGACAGCATTCACTGGCTGGACATTCGCTGGTGAGTTCGATGGAGCCCCAGGAACAAGTTTATACGCCGCAAAGTACGGTTCATCTAATGATGAACTGCACATCGTGGTCATCGACGAAGATGGTCTGATCAGCGGAACGAAGGGCACGGTTCTTGAGAAGTTTGCATATGCTTCTCAAGGATCTGACGCAGTGAAGGATGACGGCACTTCTAACTACTATAAGAACGTCATCAACGCCAACTCAAAGTACATCTACTGGCTCGACCTGTTCGACGCGGTTGACGGCGCTGGAACAACCCTTCAGAATTCAGGCGAAGCTGCGAGCGGCGGCATCGCATATGATACGGAGACAATAATTCTTCCATTCTCTCTATCTGGAGGTGTGGATGGTACTGCAGCCGGTGCAGCCGAGATCTCGACCGGTATCGACCTCTTCGCTGATGCCGAAACAGTTGATGTGAATCTGCTGTTCTCGGTCAACGATGCAAATGGTGTTAATACCATTGCAGCAAAGCTGATCTCGATCGCTAATGCCCGTAAGGATGTTGTGGCCTTCGTTTCTCCTCCAACTGAGGATAGCGTCGGAACCGCCACGCCAACGACCGATGTCAAGGCCTGGGCTGATACGCTGACCTCGACCTCCTATGCTGTTGTTGACAGTACAGCGCTGAAGATCTACGACAAGTACAATGACGTCTATCGCTGGATCCCAGCCGCCGGACATGTCGCCGGTCTCTGTGCATACACAGATAACGTTGCCGATGCCTGGTTCTCACCTGCCGGATTCAATCGTGGCCAGCTCCTCGGAGTCACCAAGATTGCATTCAATCCAAAGCAGGCGGATCGCGATACGCTCTACAAGGCACGTATCAATCCGATCGTGAGCTTCCCTGGCCAGGGCACAGTTCTCTACGGAGACAAGACCGCCCTCGCCAAGCCATCGGCCTTCGATCGCATCAACGTCCGTCGTCTCTTCATCACCTTGGAGAAGTCAATCTCCACAGCGGCTAAGTTCCAGCTCTTCGAGCTGAACGACGAATTCACCCGCGCAATGTTCCGCAACATGGTCGAGCCATTCCTGCGTGACGTTCAGGGCCGTCGTGGTATCACCGACTTCAAGGTCGTCTGTGACGAGACCAACAATACTGGTGATGTTATCGACCGCAATGAGTTCCGTGCTGACATCTACATCAAGCCAGCCCGTTCAATCAACTTCATCACTCTGAACTTTATCGCCACTCGCACTGGCGTTGAGTTCTCCGAGCTGACTGGAAGCTAAACCATCAACTAAAGGAGAACACTTACAATGGCTAATCTAGGAATCAATGATTTCAAGGCAAAGCTAGTCGGTGGTGGAGCACGCAATAACCTGTTCAAGGTTACCGCGAACTTCCCTGCCTATGCTGCCGGAAATGTTGAGCTTGCGTCCTTCCTCATCAAGTCCGCAGCTCTTCCATCATCACTCATCGCTCCGATCACGATCCCATTCCGTGGTCGTCAGATTCAAATCGCGGGAGATCGCGTGTTTGAACCATGGGGCGTCACAGTCATCAATGACACGGGATTCGAGCTCCGCAATTCCTTCGAGCGCTGGATGAACGGTATCAACCAGCATGCAGCAAACACCGGTCTGACAAATCCTTCGGATTATATGGCTGACCTGGCTGTTGAGCAGCTCAATAAGGACGGCACCGTACTGAAGAAGTACGACTTCCGCGGATGCTGGGTCTCAAACGTCTCCGCAATCGATCTGAGCTACGACTCAGAGAACACGATCGAGGAGTTCGGTGTCGAGTTCCAGGTCACCTACTGGGAATCAAATACGACTACTTAATGGTAGTTTTTCCTCAATAAATAATTGGCGTGGGGGTGTTTTTGGCCCCCACGCCTTTATTCGTTAAGAAACCCCCACAAAACATCTCGTCATGGCACTCAAATTCTTTGGATTCACATTCGGCAAGGAGGATGACTCCAACGATCGCGAGCTGATCAAGAGGAAGAACCTCGAGAAGCAGGCGGTATCGTTTGTTCCACCGACCTCGGATGATGGATCGACTGCCATTGCAGCTGGTGGGTACTATGGTCAGTACTTGGATCTGGAGGGAGATGCGGCGAAGACTGACGTCGATCTCATTCGTAAGTACCGCATTGCAGCCGAACAGCCGGAGTGTGACATGGCCATTGAGAACATCGTGAATGAGTCGATCATTCATGAGTACAACGAGAATCCGGTCGATCTGAACGTAGATGACCTAGAGCAGCCGAGCTCGATCAAAAAGGCAATCAAGGAGGAGTTCGACCACGTTCTCCGCCTACTCAATTTTAACCTGAACGGACAGGATATTTTCCGTAGATGGTATGTCGATGGTCGTTTGTACTATCACATTATCGTGGACGAAGAGAACCCTCGCAACGGTATCCAGGAGATCCGTGGAGTCGATGCTCTGCGTATTCGCAAGGTCCGCGAGATCAAGGAAGAAACCGATCCGGTGACGGGCGCCCGCGTGGTGCGTACTCTGGATGAGTATTACCTTTACCAGGATGGCGGTCTGCAGAAGTCTGATGTTGGTCTGAAGATCAACAAGGATGCCATCTGCTATATCACATCGGGTATCCTGGACGCTTCGCGTAAGCGTGTTCTTTCCCCTCTGCACAAGGCACTGAAGCCGGTCAACCAGCTCCGCATGATGGAGGACGCGCTGGTGATCTATCGTCTCTCCCGTGCTCCTGAACGTCGTATCTTCTACATCGACGTTGGTAACCTGCCAAAGGGTAAGGCCGAGGAGTACATGCGTACGATCATGAACCAGTATCGCAACAAGCTGGTCTATGATGCCCAGACCGGAGAGATTCGTGACGACCGTAAGCATATGTCGATGTTGGAAGACTTCTGGCTGCCTCGCCGCGAGGGCGGCCGCGGTACAGAGATCACCACACTTCCTGGCGGTGACAATCTTTCTCAGATCGAGGACATCCTCTTCTTCCAGAAAAAACTCTATCGTTCTCTGAACGTTCCGATCTCTCGCCTGGAACCTGACAACGGTTTCAACCTGGGTAAGTCATCTGAGATCACTCGCGATGAGGTCAATTTCCAGAAATTCATTGACAAGCTTCGCAAGAAGTTCTCCGCGGTGTTCATGGAGCTCCTGCGTACCCAGCTTCTTCTCAAGAATGTCATTACCGAGGAAGACTGGGATGAACTGAAGGAGCATATTCGCATTGACTTCCGCAGGGATAACTTCTTCTCGGAAATGAAGGATGCCGAGATCCTTGCCGGCCGCATCGAGCAGCTGAATGCCATCACTCCATTCGTTGGAAAGTATTATTCAGAGAACTGGGTTCGTCGCCATGTCCTTCGCCAGACTGAGGAAGACATTGAGGAGATGACAGAGGAGATGAGTACAGAGGCTGAGGCAGCTGCCCAGCAGATGATGGAGAATCCTCAAGCGGATACTGGCTCTGGAGTTGAGGATATCTCTGCGAACGAGACCTTCGACCGATCGGCCTAATACCTAGAGTCAAGGCATTTCAACCTATAAATAAGACTACGCAAAATGAGCAGCAATATTTACTCGATGATCGATGCACTACGAACCGGTGACGCCTCTGGCGCACAGGATTCATTTAACCGTGCGATGTCCGAGAAGATCAATGCTGCCCTGGACGACCGCAAGATGGCAGTTGCAAGTCAGATCTATAATCAGGCAGTCGAAGAATCCGTTGAACTCTCTGAGGAAGAAGCTATTGATGAGGCAGCGGTTGACGCCAAGGGCCACAAGAGCTCAACTGGCGGTCTGACCCAAAAGGGAAGAGACCACTACAACCGTAAGACTGGTGGAAATCTTCAGGCGCCAGTCACAAAGAAGCCTTCAGAACTGAAGAAGGGTAGCAAGGCGTATAACCGCCGCAAGTCTTTCTGCGCACGTATGTCTGGGGTCAAGGGACCTATGAAGAAACCAAACGGTGAGCCGACGCGCAAGGCTCTCGCCCTCAAGAAGTGGAATTGCTAATCTCGCATGAAACTCGTCACCGAATTTAACGACTCAGGACTACAATACATCACCGAAGCCGCCGAGGGCGGAATCAAGAAGGTCCGTCTCGAGGGAGTCTTCATGCAGGCTGAAAAGCCGAATCGCAACCGTCGCCGCTACCCATTGGGGGTACTGAAGCCGGCGGTTGAGAAGTACATCAATGAGCAGGTTCGTACCGGCCGTGCAGTGGGTGAGCTGAATCACCCAGATGGCCCGACGGTCAACCTGGATAAAGTTTCACATCGTATTACCGAACTCAAGTGGGACGGTAACAACGTTGTCGGAAAGGCACTGATACTAGACACGCCGATGGGTAAGATCGTGAAAGGTTTAATCGAAGGCGGCGTCCAGTTAGGTGTCTCTACTCGTGGTATGGGATCGCTGAAACAGGGCAGAGACGGAATCATGGAGGTCTCGGATGATTTTATCCTCTCCACCGTCGACATCGTTCAAGATCCTTCCGCTCCCGATGCTTTCGTCAACGGGATCATGGAGGGCGTCGAATGGGTCTGGGATAATGGTGTCCTGAAAGCTCAGCAAATTGAAAAGTATGAGACTGAAATTAAGAACGCATCTTCACAGCGTCTCGCAGAGGCGCAGCTGAAGGTTTGGAATGATTTCCTCTCAAAACTATAACCGCTACATTAGTAGTACACAGCACACATGTCTAAGAAAATCAAGAAAGGTCAATTCGATCTGATCGAAGACATCACTGTTGAGGAACTACGCAAGGATGGACTCGTTGAAGAGGTTGCAGTTTCGGGTGAAGAGTCATCCCAAAAGAAAGATGAGACAGGCTCAGAGGCCACGGATGCCGTAAAGGCAAATGCCGAGACTAAGAGCGCCATTGACGGTTCTGCTCCTGCAGAGGCCGGCAAGGAAGACCACGTCGGTCAGGGACCTGGAAAGGTCGATGAACCAGAGGAGCAGAAGAAGGCGCAAGCCGCCGCTGATGCTGCAGCTAATGCAGCACCAACAGCCGAACCTCCAAAGACGAAGGCAGGTCTCATCAATGCCGTATACCAACAGTTAGTCAACATGAAGACCGAAGAGGTCGCTAATGTCTACAGTACGCTGGCAAACCCAGCACTGCCACCGAAAGCTGAGGAGCCATCTCCAATGCAGACGGGTGACAATAGCACCGATAAAGACGAGAAGAAGGAAGCCGCTGGAGATCCTGGTGCCGATGAGGTCCAGTATCCTGCAGCAGAAGCTCAGCCTTCCGATATGCCTGGCCAAGAAAATGGCGAGGCTGAAAAGGAAACTGAGACAGAGACAGACGATGCCGGTGAACAGGAAAATGACGGAGAGGAAGAAGACAAAGACGAGACCAATGAGTCACTGAAGGTTCTTCTGCAGGCTGAAAAGTCACTCACCGAGGATTTCCGTTCGAAGGCCTCAAGTCTGTTCGAATCCGCAGTCAAGACAAAGGTAGCATCCGAAGTCGCTCTCATCGAGAAGAATTACAACGCTCGCCTGAACGAGGAAGTCGCCACGGTGACCACTCAGCTGGCCGAGAAGGTTGATTCTTATCTGAACTATGTTGTTCAGACCTGGATGGAAGAGAACAAGGTTGCAGTCGAGTCCGGACTCCGTACTGAGATCGCCGAGAACTTCATTGGAGCGTTGAAGAACGTCTTCACTGAATCATACATCGAGGTCCCAGAGGGCAAGGAAAACCTGGTTGATACACTCAACACGGAAGTTTCCAAGCTTGAGGAACAACTGCTCAAGGCCACAGAGTCTAACATGAAGCTCACAGAGTCAGTCGCTAAGCTCGAGCGCACGCAAGTGATCGCAGAGGCTTCGAAGGACCTGGCTTCAACAGAGGCTGCCAAACTCGTTTCGCTAGTTGAGGATGTTGATTTCGAGAACGCTGAGGTCTTCACAAAGAAGGTCCAGAGCATCAAGGAGTCATACTTCCGCAAGCCAGCTGTTAAGTCCCAAACAACCCAAACCGCGGTAGAATCGACGATCACAGAGGATGCTGAACTCAGCCCACTCATGGCCGCCGCTTCCGCAGCAATTTCACGCACAGTAAAGCCATAAGGCTTTCAGCGTAACACGCACACACAGTTAGGAGTAATTACAAAAATGTTCAACTCAGAAAACCTACAAAAGAAGTGGGCACCAATCCTTGAGCACAAGGATCTGCCTTCCATCAAGGATAACTACCGCAAGGCAGTTACCGCAGTCATCCTCGAGCAGCAAGAGCGCGCCCTCCGCGAAGAGCGTGCGCAGTCAAGCTTCCAGGCCATCACCGAGACAGCAGCCAACGCCACCACTGGTGGAACAGGCAATCTGGCTAACTGGGATCCAATCCTCATCAGCCTCGTTCGTCGCTCGATGCCAAACCTGATCGCTTATGATATCGCTGGCGTCCAGCCAATGAGCGGTCCTACCGGACTGATCTTCGCTATGAAGAGCAAGTACTCCACACAAGGTGGAACTGAAGCTCTCTTCAACGAAGCTAATTCCGGATTCTCAGGTTCAGGAACACAGGGCGGAAGCTCTTCCTCACTTCCTGGCACCGACACCACACCAGCCGACACAATCGCTGATGACTTCGTTGTTGGTCGCGCAATTACGACAGCTTCTGCTGAAGCTCTCGGTAACACCGGTTCTGCTTTCGGCGAAATGGCATTCTCGATCGAGAAGGCTACCGTCACAGCTCGTTCACGCGCTCTGAAGGCCGAATACACAATGGAACTCGCTCAGGACCTCAAGGCCGTTCACGGTCTCGATGCTGAGTCCGAGCTCGCCAACATCCTCTCGGCTGAAATCCTCGCTGAAATCAATCGCGAAGTTATCCGCACGATCAACGTCAAGGCCATCCTTGGCGCCCAGAGCTCCAATATCACAGCCGCCGGTACCTTCTCGCTGAAGACCGATGCTGATGGTCGTTGGAACGTTGAAAAGTTCAAGGGTCTCCTCGTTCAGATCGAGCGCGAAGCCAACCAGATCGCCAAGGCAACACGCCGTGGTAAGGGTAACTTCATCCTCTGCTCATCCGACGTTGCAACAGCCCTCGCCGCTGCCGGCGTGCTGGATTATGCTCCTGCCCTGAGCACGAACCTCGAGGTTGACGACACTGGCAACACCTTCGCTGGTGTTCTCAATGGTCGCACCAAGGTTTACATCGATCCATATGCTACCGATGACTATGTCACGGTTGGATATCGTGGAACGAACCCATACGACGCTGGACTCTTCTACGCCCCATACGTGCCACTCACGATGGTCCGCGCAGTCGGTCAGTCCGACTTCCAGCCACGCATCGGATTCAAGACCCGCTACGGCATGGTCGCCAATCCGTTTGCTGAGGCCACAGTCGCTGGAACCCAGACCGACAACGGTCTCGGAACCAACCGCGCCAACCGTTACTTCCGTATCTTCAAGGTCACTGACCTGCTCGACGTCTAATACGTCAGCCGAAGTAACTGATACACTAATTGAGGGCCCTCGAAAGGGGGCCCTCTTTTTGTGACGATAAATAATGGCATGAACAATCTCACGCTGAATAAAAACCTGCTGTCCCCGAACGGGTTCAAGCTGACGATCGACTCGACCAAGTTTTCAAATACCGAGTACTTCTGCATTTCCTCGCCTCTGCCTTCTGTTTCTGCCACCGAGGCAAATTCCCCATTTCGTAATAAACAGAACTCATATCCCGGAGAAAAGGTGATCTATGCACCACTAGATATCCGATACATGGTCACGGAGAACATGGATAATTACATCGAGCTGTTTAACTGGATGGTGGATAACGCGAACACCGGCACAATCAACGCGTACGATATCACTCTGCACATTCTGACCAGCAGCAACAATGTGATACGCCAGGTTCGATTTGTTGAGGCATTTCCAGTCTCGATCGGAGCAATCGACTTCCATACGCAGAACACTGACGTGGAGTATGTCATCGCTGATGCCTCATTTCAGTATTCCCATTTCTACTTTCTGAAGTAAGATAGATACTTACAGTCCATTATATTATGATCAACATTGAAGAGATCCACGAGATGTGGAAAAAAGATTCCGTCATCGATGACCTAAACCTCGATGAGGCGTCAAAACAAACCGCCCGACTGCATGCGAAATATCTGGAGCTCCTGTCAACCGCTAAGCTCAGATTGAAGAAGTTTGAGCTTGACCAGAAGACTCTGCTGCGAGACAAGTGGCTTCACTTCAACGGCAAGCTAGACAAGGAGACCATCGACAAGTATGGTTGGCCGTACGATCCATTCAATGGCCTGAAGATCATGAAGTCCGACATGGACTACTACTTCAATTCTGATCCTGAACTGCAGAAGTCAGAGGCTCAGATCATTTACCTCAAGACTTTGGTCGAAACTCTTCAGGAGATCCTAGACTCCGTGAAGTGGCGGCATAGCCATATAAAAAATATGATCGAATGGAAAAAGTTCACGAGCGGTGTCTGAGGTAAAACATCCTGGGTATAAATACACTTATGCCCTTCTTCATTTACTGCGCAACCAATCGGATTAACGGAAAGAAATATGTTGGCTACACTGATAATTTTGAACGTAGAAAAAACCAGCATCTGTGGGAAGCCGAGCGTGATCCGCAGTGGCACTTCCACAGAGCAATTGCAAAATACGGCAAGGATGCCTTCGATTGGCAAATCCTAGAAGAGAGCAATGATCAGGAGTATACACTTCGTGTTCTGGAAGAATTCCATATCAGGCAGCAAAATTCCCATGCCTATGACGGGCACGGATATAATTATTCCTACGGCGGAAGTGGAGCGGGAAGACCTGTGACAGAAGAACGTAAGAAAAAAATAAGCGAGACGCTAAAACGCAAGGGAATAAACTTTGTTAAAACCGGGGCGACTGAAGCTGCTAGACTAGCAGTATTGGGAACCAAGCAATCTAAAGAACACAAGCAGAAAAAAGCTAAAGCCATATCTAAAAGCGTCACGATAGATGGTGTCACGTATTCGTCTGGAAGAGAAGCCGCTAAATTATTGGGCGTGGCTCCTTCAACAATATCATCATGGGTAAAATCTGGAAAAGCCACCAAACATGTCTGAAATTCTCAAAGTTAAAAAGAAGAATGAAGTGTTTGTAACCATCGAATGCGAACCATCTACTGCATATGAATTAACAGATTTTTTTACATTTATGGTCCCAGGGGCAAAGTTCATGCCGGCCTACAAGAACAAGTTCTGGGATGGCAAGATCCGTTTGTTCGATTCTCGAGCCAAGACGCTGTACGGGGGCCTGATACCATACCTCGATGAATTTGCAGAGGTTCGTGGTTGCACGCTCGAGCACGTCGATTCTGATTACTACGGAAGAGCCGATGCCCAGGCGTATCTAGATCTGGATGCTGTCAAGACCTTTACGGATACCTTACAGCTTTATGCTAACGGAAAAGCGATCGAGCCCCGAGACTACCAGCTCGAGGCGATTCATCACGCGCTGGTTCATTACCGTTCTCTTCTGCTCAGTCCTACAGCATCCGGTAAATCGCTCATCATCTACTGCCTGATCCGGTATTTCCTGGAGGAGAATCCATCTAAAAAGGTTTTGCTCATCGTCCCGACAACGTCCCTGGTCGAACAGATGTTCACCGACTTCAAGGACTATTCAACTCTGGACGAGAGCTGGGACAATGAGACGGAGTGCCATCGAATCTACTCCGGCAAAGAAAAGATGGATATCAACTCTCGTGTGGTCATTACGACCTGGCAGTCCATCTACAAGATGGATGCTCGGTGGTTCGAACCATACGGAATGGTCGTGGGAGACGAGGCACACACGTTCAAGGCAAAATCGTTGAGTTCCATCATGGAAAAGTTACGGGATGCCAAGTACCGTATCGGTACGACCGGAACCTTGGATGGCACACAGACTCATAAATTAGTTCTCGAGGGATTGTTTGGCCCAGTTCACCGTGTCACGACCACGAAGGAGCTGATGGATTCGAATGCTCTGGCACAACTCTCGATCGATGTTCTGCTCATGAAGTATTCCGATCTGGTTTGTCAGGACACAAAGAAATACGATTACCAGCAGGAGATCGACTTTATCATAGGTCACCAGGGAAGAAATAAGTTCATTCGAAATCTCGCTATGGCTCAGGATGGAAATACCCTGATCCTGTACAACTACGTGGAGAAACATGGCAAACCGTTGTACCAGATGATCGACGAGAAGCTCAACGAACTCCCTCGTAGGACTCGTCAACTGTTCTTCGTTTCTGGTGACGTTGAAACCGATGAGCGTGAAAGAATCCGTGCCATCACTGAGAAGGAGAAGGATGCGATCATTGTGGCATCCATGGGTACGTTTTCCACCGGTATAAATATCAGAAACCTGCACAACATCATCTTCGCGTCACCATCCAAATCTCAAATAAGAATACTTCAGTCAATCGGCAGAGGCCTCAGAAAATCAGATGATGGAAGACCCACAAAGGTGTTTGACATCGCTGATGATCTTCACTGGAAGAAACATAGAAATTACACGCTGAACCACGCTGCCGAGAGAATCAAACTGTACGGCTCAGAGAAATTCACATTTAAGATCCACGAGGTACCAATTCAATGACATTCGACGACATCGGAGTAGTTCTTAAACTGGTCTCCGGAGAAACGGTGATCTGCCAGGTTGTTTCGGATACTGACAAGAATCTTCTCATCAAAGATCCGTACATCATCAATGTGATCACCGAAAAGAGTGCTGATGGCATCAAGGCCTCAACGTTTTACTCAGATTGGTTCTTAGGTTCTGCTACTCGTGTGCACATGATTCGCAAGGACCATATCATCTCTGCTGCACTGCCAGATGAAAATCTCACTACGCATTATGGTGAATTGATAGGGATCCGTGATCTCAAATCAGGCGAGTCACCTGCACCAGCTGAGAAGAAACAACCTAAATCATTCTGGGATAACCTGAACTTTGGCCAGGATGGCCTAGACTACCGGAACAACTGATATACTGCCCCCTCTGTCCAAGGCAGTTACAAAATACCGGATATCGAGGTCGGTGTAAAATAGATAGTTGGCCAAAGCTTTCTATTTTACAATTGGTGCAGGTTAGTTAGTGTTATGGTGAGGATGGAAATATCATGACGAATGACAACTGAAACTGACACACTAATCAAACCTCCCGTGAAGAAATCAAAACGGGAAGGCGAACACTATGTGAACAACCGTGAATTCTCACAGGCTGTTCTCGAGTATGTGCAGTCCGTAAGGGCTGCCGAGAAGGACTCAAAGGAAGTTCCACGGATCACAGAGTACATCGGCCGTTGCTTTCTCAAGATCGCCGAGGGTCTTTCTCACAAGCCTAATTTCATTCGTTACACCTATCGTGAAGAGATGGTCATGGATGCTGTGGAGAATTGCATCAAGGCCATCATGAATTACAACATTGCTGCCACGACTCGCACCGGGTACCCGAATGCCTTTGCGTACTTCACGCAGATCTGCTACTATGCCTTCATTCGCCGTATCATGAAGGAGAAGAAGCAGCAGGACATTAAGTTTAAGTTCATCGAGCACGCCGGTCTTGAGGATTTCATGTCTAACACCGAGGATGAATTTGGCGGAGCAATCATTCAAGATGCTGGCTTCATCAACGTCCTCAAGAAGCGTATCGATCGGAAGAACGAAGTGGACAAGAAGATCAAAGAGTTCAAGAAGAAACACAAGTCAAAGTCTCAGCTTGACATGATATGCTGATTGCAGTTCTCAACGACACACACTGCGGAGTTCGTAATTCCTCCGACGTTTTCTTGGACTACTTCGCCAAGTTTTATGGCGAAGTATTCTTCCCGTACTGCGAGAAGCATGGGATCAAGCAGATCCTTCACCTGGGGGACTATTACGATCATCGGAAGTTCATCAACTTCAAGGCGCTGAACCATAACCGCAAGACGTTCCTGGAACCAATGTGTGAACTGGGGATGACGATGGACATCATTCCTGGTAACCACGATGTGGTCTACAAGAATACGAATGAGCTCTGCTCGTTGAAAGAACTTCTGGGATACTTCCTGGAGAACGTCAACATCGTGATGCAGCCGAAGGTCATGAATTACGACGGTTGCAACGTGGCGCTTCTGCCATGGATTAATCCAGAGAACTATGCAGAGTCGATGAAGTTCGTGGAGACCTGCAACGCCTCGATCCTCGGTGGCCACCTCGAGCTGAACGGCTTCGATATGATGAAGGGTGTTCAGTCTCACGGAGGAATGGATCCTGCTCTGTTCTCGCGCTTCGAGCAGGTCTGGTCAGGTCACTTCCACACAAAATCGAAGAAGGGCAACATCCACTATTTAGGAACTCAGTTCGAGATGACCTGGGCAGACGAGGGCGACTGGAAGTATTTCCACGTGTTCGATA